GCCCTGACCGGTTGGCATAAATACCAGATTGCCTGATTTGACGGTGGCAACGGCGTCGACGTCGTCACCCAGGCGGCTGATGAGCGACAGGTCTGACTCGGTGGTTTGGTCCAGGTGATCAATGACGATCGCAGCCAGTGTGCTGCTGACCATCGGCGTGAGACTGTTGCGTTTGGCGATGTCCTGCAGGACTGCACCCAGGGTGGTTTCATCCCATGATTGTTCTCGTTGGGTTTTGAGGCTGGCGGTGATGTCGGCGCTGGTCGCGCGGATGGATACCGTGGTGGGCGGCCCCATGGTTTCGACGGTGTCGACTTCGAAGTCACCCATTGCGACATGGTTTTCGCTGCTGGCACTGGTGTCGGGGAACCAGAGTTGTAACGTGGCGCCGGGGTCTGGCATGGCCAGTTGGCCATCGTGGTTGTTGAGTTCGATGCTGAGTTCGTCGACGTCGTCTGTGCGGCGATCGGACAGGGTGCAGTTCAACAAGCGGCCATTGATGAGGCTGGTGATGTCGGTGCCGTTGGCGATTAGGCGAATCATGTTGTTGCTCTCCGGTTACAGAAGCGCCAGTGCCGATGTGTACAGCGCCAGCTTGTCGACCAGGTCGTCAGTGGTGCGCACCAGAGTGATGGAAAACTCTACTGCGCGAGGGGTGCCATCAGGAAACAGGCGTGTCGATGACTCTTGCAGGTCTTCAATGGTGAAAGCACCGAGCACCTGACCGGTGCCCAGCACAAATACGTATGCCTCGCCGGTGTCGGCCATGGCGCGCAGAACGTCGAGGCTGACCACTGTACCTGCGATGTCGTGTGTTATCTGGCCGTTGAGCGTGATCCGATCTTCACCGGGGCCGATGTACTCACTGGTTGCCCGTTGGCCGATGGGTTCGGACCGGGCATGGCGCCAGTTGGTTGAGCGCTGGCGATCGGATAGTGGGGCGGTTGTTAGACTGAAAACAAAAAGACCAAGACAGGCTTGCATGAATTACTCCGTGTCCCGCATGCGGGTGCGTTGGCGCATAAGTTGTTCGCGCGTGAGTCTTTCGATTTCAGATCGCACCATGGCGGCCAGCTGTCGTTCGTCCATGCCGGGGGTTGGATGGATGTGGATGTCGCCAATCTGCACGCTGATCGCACTGGCGGTGTTGCCAGTGAGATGCGGCCCTGCACTCGGTTCTACCGCAGCTACCGGGCCGATGGCGGTGGTACTGATGGCGAGTCCCGCTCCAATGGCGGTCAAGTTGCGTTGCAGCTTATCGACCGGCGAAAGGGCTTTGTCGGCGTTGTCGTTCAGACCTTGCTCCAGCCCTGCCATGACACCATTGCCGTGACTGGCGAATACCCGGGACGGCGAATGGATGCCTAGCTTTTCTTTGAACCATCCACTGACATTGCCGGCAACGTCACCAATGGTTGCGGACACATCAGGCAACAAACTTTTTATGCCTTTGATCAAGCCCTGCATCAGGTTGGCCCCAAACTCGGTAAATGTGCCAGGTAATTCAATGCCAATTTTGTTCAAGCTGGCTTTGATGATGTTGTAGAGCACACCGATGGGACTGTAGGTGTTGATCAGGGTTTTGATGGCCTGCAGGGCTTCGAGGAATACGTTTTTCAAAAACTCCCACAGCTTGATGAAGTACGGGCCGACGGTGTCCCAGTGCTCGTAGATCAGGTAGGCGGCGACGGCAATCGCTGTAACTGCGGCTGTAATGGGATTGGCAAGAACGATTCGTCCGACCCAAAGGATGGCTTGGCCCAGGAATTTCAAAGCGCCGATTAATACAGAGATGGCTCCTTTGGCTATCCATGCCAGCACTGAACCAAGAGATTTAACCATGGCGATGATGTAAGGGATGGTTTTGCCACCCAGCATTAAAAGATATTTTCCAAACGCCCACATCCCTCGAAGCGTTGCCCAAAGGCCTTTGGTAAGCCCGCGAATTGGCATGATGAGTTTACTGGCCACGATGGTGACAAAGCCAATGACCGTGGCCAGTGCACCAGCTGCTGCGGCTATGCCCGCAAAGGCAATGGCGCCTTTGAGAATCTGGCGGGTGAGCTCCGGATTTTCCTTGATCCACGCTGAGACTGCTCTTACGTTTTCGGTGACCATTTGCACCAGTTCGCGCAGCGGGCCATCGTTGGCGCCAGTAATTTCGTTACTGACCGACTGGATGGCGCTTTGCAGGCCGTCCAGATCACCCTGGATATTGTCGCCCATGATGGCGGCAATTTTGGCATTTTCACCTTTGACGTTTTTCAGGGTATCTGCAAATTTATCCAGCGCGGCCTTGCCTTGTTTTTCAATTAATAAGCTGACCCCCGAACCGGGTTCTTCTCCGAAGATGTCTTTCAGATAGCTGGCGACTGCGACGTTGCCCATACCTGCCGTGGCTTTGTTGATGTCGGCCAGGATATCGGGGATCTGGCGCAGGTTGCCGGCGGTGTCGGCGACCTGGACATCGAGTTCCTGCAGCGCCGTTTGTGCGGCTCCTGTTGGTGCCGATAGTCGCGTCATCATGGCGCGCATCGTGGTGCCTGCTTCACTGCCCTGAATGCCGATGTTGCCCAGGAACCCTGCCATGGCGGCGGCCTGTTCGAGGCTCATGTCCAGCCCGCTGGCCTGTCCCAGATATTTCATGGTTTCGCCGAGCATCTGCATGTCGACGTTAGCCCGGGTTGTGGTTGCGGTGAGGATGTCGGATACCCGCTGCATGCTGCCTGCGGCTTCGGCATCGATACGGAATGCGCCCGAGATGTTGGAGGCAATGTCGGCAGCTTGCGCCAGCTCGATGCGATTGGCTTTTGCCAAATCGAGCACGTCTTTCATGCTGGCCTTAATGGCTTCGGGGCTGTATCCAGCCCGGGCCAAAAATTCCTGTCCCTGGGCAACCTGAGTGCTGGTGAATGAGGTGGATGCGCCCAGATCGGCTGATTGGTTGTGCAGTGCCTGTAGGCGCGGGTCGTTGGCTTGCAGGCGAGTGATGGCTTGCACGGCACTTTTTTGAGCATCGTAATCGATGCCAGGCATCAGCGTTCCAGCTATACCTGTTAGCGCCTGCTGGCCTGCATAGGCCATTACAGCCCCGTGCCCGGCGATCTTCATGCCTGCCGTGTGCATGGCTTTTCTGGCCTGACGTGCTTTCGCCAGTGCCTTTTCTCTTTCGTTTAAGGCAGCGAGGGCGGCTTTTTGTTTTTCGATTGCGGCTGTACTTGCATCGAATTTGCGGCGCAAATCGGCAGTGCTGTCGGCCAGGTTGTCTGTGCTGATGCCGGCTGCGGTTAGCTTTGAGCGAGATTCTCCGATGCTGTTGTTCAGCAGTTTTTGGCGTTGATTCAACGCAGTGACTTTGCCTTCGCCCTTACTGATGGTATCGCGGTACTTTTTGAGTTTTGCGGACGATTTATCGGTTTGCTTTTGGAGCAGATTCAGTTCAGTACGAGTGCGTTCCAGTTCATCTCTGTATTGCTGACTGACGTCGTCGCCGCGAATGATGGACTGCGACAGTTCCTTGTAGCGTTTTTCTGTGGCGCGCAGCTCGCTGGCCATCTCTTTGTGCGTAGCCAGCTGCTCCTCGTGGGCCGTTCGATTCGCATCGATTGCCGCCTGGTTCTCTTTCAGGCTGGATGTAACGTCGGCCAGATCGGATTGCATTTGCTGCAATCCGGCGGCTGTTTTGAGCTGCTTATTCAGTTGCTTGTGTGTATCACGAGCCTCTTTGAGCGCTGCCGTGGCCTTACCACTTTGCTTGTGAATGCTTTTTAGCGGGGCAGAGGCTTTGTCGATTGTGTCGAGAATGACTTGTAGGCGCAGATCACGAGCCATGACAGATGGCTCCTGCGTTGAGGCTTACTGCTTGTTGATGCGATCGACCAGCGAATTGACCATCGTGAAACCGGCACTGATGAGTCCGATGAACATCAGTATGGCGATGACTGCAATTGACCAGGCTATGACGGTGCCCATGCGGCAGACCTTTGTTGAAGAGTTCGTTAACCATAAGGTACCTACTGGGTTTGTACAAGATCAATCATTCGGGCTTATAGCGGTCGATCGCCCGTTGTCGCCATTCCATGAGTTCTTCTGGGCTGAGTTTGTCCATGGCCTCTGGCGTCCAGTGGAACACCAGAGCGACGTCGGCCATGGCGTCTTCTACGCGGGCTGGGAGTCGGTATTCATCTCGCTGCCCGTGTCGACTGGCTCCTCCTTGACCGGCTCCTTCTCGACCGGCAGAAAAAAACGGCTGACACCTCCACCCAACTGCAGCAGATCGGACGGGTCGAGCGCTTCGACTTCTTGCTTGGTGAGCGACGGCAGGGTGATGCGAGGTAGCAGAGTGACCAATGAATTAACTTCCAGCTGCAGTACATCGGCCAGATTCAGGCCGCGTAACTCTCCTGATGCAGGACGTCGCAGCTGAATGTCGCTGATGGTGTTTTCTTTGCGTGCGATCGGGTTGTAGAGAGTGATGGTTTCGAATTGTTGTGCCATGGTTTGCGTCCCGGGTTAGTGAGTTGTGTTAATCAAAGAGGGCGGTTAAATGCCAATCGCGGAGCGATGCTCTTCGAGCAGGTCTTCACCATTCACGATCATCTTCATGTTGAGGATGTCGATTTCGATGACGTCGTCGCCGTCGATTGTGAGTTTGTAGTAACTGAGTTCTGTAACCGCTTTGAACTCTGTGGCATCCCCCTTTTTGGCTGAACCGGTATCCAGTTCGGAATGACGACCGCGCACGGAGATTTCTACCGCAGACGGTGCGGTTCCATCGTCGCGTTGGTAGGAGCCAGCAAAGCGGAGTCCAACGCCGTCGTGGCTTTGCAGCCCCCACTGGCGCAGGGCGTCTTCCATCAGGCCACCGCAGGTCCATTCCAGCTGCATGGCTTCGCCGCCCATGTCGGTTTTGATGGGCATATCCATGCCACCGGTTTGAAAGTCCTCCATCTTGCGCTGCAGCTTCGGCAGTGTGATCTCGCTCACTTCGGTCAGATAGCTGTT